CTGCACAGCCCGAAATCATAGACATACCGGTCACCCGGGCAAAACTCGCGGGTGATCTTCATGCCGCCGCCCCCGTCCGGGCGGTGATCGCGATAACACAAAGATCGCGATAGCGCGCTATGGCTTTAGGGCTCGACGAAACCGGATTGATCTCGAACGCTCGCACAGCCTCGATGTCGCCCGCCTCGGCCAAGGCAACGATCTGCGCAAGCTTGGCGCGGAACCGGGCATGGGTCGGTTTGGAGAAATCCGGCGCCTGCGGCAGCACACCGCTTTGCGCCTGATCGAGGATGGCCTGCCGCTTGCCAATCACCGGGGCAGTCGCGGGCTTCGGTTCTTCTACCGCGGGCCCGGTCTCGCCCGCGGGTTCGGTATTGCCGTAATCCAGCACCAAGGTCAGTCGCGCTTCGGCCTGGTCAAACGTCTCGGCGGTCATGATCGAGGTAAAGGCAATTTCTGCGCGATCATTGCCGATCTGCGCCGCCAGTAAGCGGGCAAGATTATCGCCCGCCTTCTTCATGCTGGCCGTCGGCTCAAACGGGGCCTCGGCAAGGCGCTGGGCGAGCGTGTTGATCTGCGCGGCGGTGAGGGATTTGGTTTTCATGATGGGTGCCTTTCAAGCGTTGGTGATGTGGGCGGAATGCCCAAGGTCTGTGACGGCGTAGATCATCGTCCGGCCGTCGCCGATCGCGGCCCCGAAAGCCTGCGCCTCGGGCAGCGTCGCGAATTGCTGGCGAGTGCGGTCGCGGGGCGTGCGGCCCCGGGCGGCGACAAAGTGGGCGGCGTTTTGCAGGCAAAATTCTTCGTGCGTTGTCAGGGGGTTCATGGGGGCCTCCGTTGGGTTGCGATGGCTGCAGACAGCGCACGACATCAAAAGAGAGCAACTCCTAAGTCACTGAATAAATGAGGTTTCGATCAGAATGGGAGTGTCTCGGCGAAGCTATGCAGCGCAGCGCGGCGTCTCCGAGGCGGCGGTGCGCAAAGCCATCGCCACCGGGCGTATCACGACCCTGCCGGACGGCACGATTGACCCCGATCGCGCCGATGCCGAATGGGGCGCACAGACTGATCCTGCCAAACAGCGCGGCCTGCATGCCCGCCAGATGGGAGCGGAAACAGCCGCGGGCACAGCGCGGGCGGCAGCAACCAAGCCAGTGCCGCAGGCGGCCCTTAAAGCGGTGGCTGATACTCTCCGCGACGCAGGAACTGATCCGGGCAGCGCTGAGGCCACCGGCGGCGAGGTGTCCTTCCTGCGGGCCCGCATGGCGAATGAGGTTCTGAAGGCCCAGACCGCCAAGGTGCGGCTGGAAAAAATGAAGGCCGAGGTCATCGACCGTGCCCGGGCCACGGCCATGGTGTTCGATCTTGCGCGGCGGGAACGAGATGCCTGGCTGAACTGGCCGCCGCGGGTGGCCGCGAACATGGCGGCGGAACTGGGTGTGGATGCACACCGGATGGAGCAGGTTTTGGACACATATCTGCGGGCGCATCTGGCGGAAATGGCGGAGGTCAAGATTGAGCTCCGCTGAAGCTTTTGAAGGCGCTGAAGAGGTTCGGCGGGCATGGATGGCCGGTCTGGCGCCTGATCCGTCTTTGACGGTGTCGCAATGGGCCGACCGGCACCGGGTGTTGTCATCGCGGGCAGCGTCTGAGGCCGGGCCGTATCGCACCGCCCGCACGCCCTACATGAAAGCCGTGATGGACGCGCTGTCACCGCGGCACCCTGCGCAACGGGTTGTGTTTATGAAGGCAGCACAAGTTGGGGCCACGGAAGCGGGCAACAACTGGATCGGGTTTTGCATGCACCGCGCGCCGGGGCCGTTCCTTGCCGTGCAGCCGACGGTCGATCTGGCGAAACGCCTGTCGCAACAGCGGATCGACCCTCTGATCGAGGAAAGCCCGGATTTGCGGGCGCTGGTCCTGCCATCGCGGTCGCGCGACGCCGGGAACACCATCCTGGGCAAACGGTTTCCCGGCGGGCAGTTGATCTTGACGGGCGCCAACTCGGCGGTCGGCCTACGGTCCATGCCCGCACGTTGGGTGTTTCTGGACGAAGTCGATGCCTATCCGGGCGATGTCGACGGCGAAGGAGATCCGATCGCACTGGCCGAGGCCCGGACCATCAGCTTCGGGCATCGCAGCAAGGTGTTTCTGGCCTCGACGCCGACATTGAAAGGGTTGAGCCGGATCGAGAGGGAATGGGAATTGTCCGATCAGCAGCGCTATCACGTGCCCTGTCCGCATTGCGGCGGACTGCAATGGCTACAATTCGAGCGGCTGCGCTGGGAACCGGGCAAGGCCGAGACGGCGCAGTATCTGTGTGAGCATTGCGACGCCCCGATCGCGGAGCGGCACAAGACATGGATGATGGCGGAGGAGAACGGCGCGGGCTGGATGGCCACCGCGGCACCCGACGTGCAGGCGGCGGCAAAAGCGGCGGGCGTGGTTGGGTATCACATTTCGGGGCTGTATTCCCCGCTGGGTTGGCTGTCCTGGGAGGAGATCGCCCGTGGCTGGGAAGGCGCGCTGGGCAATGATGCCGCGCTCAAAACCCTGAAGAACACGATCTTGGGCGAGACATGGCAGGAACGCGGCGAGGCACCGGATTGGCAGCGGCTGTATGAGCGCCGCGCCGATTGGCAGCTTGGCATGGCGCCGGATGGGGTGCTTTTGCTGACCGCCGGGGCCGATGTGCAGCGCGATCGGATCGAGGTCGATGTCTGGGGCTGGGGCCGAAACCTGTGCTCCTGGCTGGTTGATCACGTGGTCCTTGAGGGCGATACGGCACGGCCGGAAGTCTGGGCGCAATTGTCTGCGTTCTTGGGGCAAACTTGGGAACATGCCTCGGGCTGCCGGATGGCGCTGGCACGGATGGCAATCGACTCCGGCGATGGGGTCACGACCGACGCTGTTTATGCGTGGGTGCGCGCCGCCGGTCGCGGTCAAGTGATCGCGATCAAGGGTGTCGCGGGGTTTGATCGCACAACCCCGGTCGATGGTCCCACCTATGTCGAGGTGACCGAGGCGGGGCGCAAGCTGCGGCGCGGTGTGCAGCTATGGAAGGTCGCGGGCGCGGTGTTCAAGTCAGAAACCTACCGGTTCCTGCGCCTGATAGCCCCGACCGACGAGGAACTGGCCGAGGGGGCCGAATGGCCGCACGGCTTTGTGCATATCCCCAAAGGCACCACGGCGGAGTGGATGAAGCAGCTCACCGCCGAGCAGCTGATGACGATCAAGACCCGACAGGGGTTTCAAAAGCTGGAATGGCAGCAGACCCGCGAGCGCAACGAGGCGCTCGATTGCCGGGTCTATGCCCGGGCTGCCGCATGGCTGATGGGGATCGACCGCTGGGACGATCTGCGCTGGGAACAGCTGGAAGCGCAAATGGCGACGGGACAAGCCGACGCCTTGCCAGCAGGTCAGCCAAACCGGCCCGCACCGCCAACACAGACAAAACGCCCCGCCCCCTGGATGGGCCCGAGAAAGAAATGGTTCTGAGATGGCATGGACGCAAAGTGAACTTGATGCCCTGAAGCGGGCCTATGCCGCAGGCACCCTGCGCGTCACCTCCGATGGCCGCACGGTCGAATATGGCAACGCCGCCGATCTTCTGTCCCGGATGCGCACCATTGAAAGCGAGATGGCGCAGGTCGCCGGATCGCCCTTGCCGGTCGCAGGGTTTGCGAGCTTTCGCCGAGGCCTGCGGTGAGCACTACGGCACCACCTACAATCCGCTGGGGTCTGATCGATCGGGCCGTGGCGCTGGTCTCGCCGCAGGTTGCCGCGCAGCGTTATGCGGCCCGGATTGCTTTGGGGAATCTGCGCCGGGCCTATGACGGGGCGGTCAAGGGCCGTGGCACCGACGGCTGGACGACCAGCGGCAAAGCGGCCGATGCGGAAATCGGGATGTCTGCGCCGATCCTGCGCGACCGGATGCGCGATCTGGTCCGCAACAACCCGCTCGCGGCAAAAGCCGTCGCCGTGCTGGTCAATAGCCTTGTGGGCACTGGCATTCGTCCGCGGGCGGCGGGGACAGATAAAGCGCTCAACAAGCTGGTCGATGATCTCTGGATGCGCTGGGCGGATCAATGCGACGCCGACGGCCACACCGATTTCCACGGGCTGCTCTCGCTGGCGATGCGGGAGACGATTGAGGGCGGCGACGTCTTTGCCCTGCGCGTGCGCCGCCCGCGATCGGCCGGGCTGGTGGTGCCGTTGCAGATCGAACTGAAAGAGGCCGATCACCTTGATGCCGCGAAGTTTGAAGACCGGCCCGGCGGGGCGCGTATCCGCTACGGCATCGAGCACGACAGCGCCGGGCGGCGGGCAGCTTATTGGATGTATCCCGACCATCCGGGCGATGCGGCGCCGGTGTTTACACGACGGCTTGAGTCCGTCCGCATCCCAGCCGACCGGGTGGCGCATCTGTTTGAACGCCAGCGGGTGCAATCGCGCGGAGTGCCCTGGGGCACCCCGGCCATGGCAGCCCTGCGCGATGTCGACGACTGGCAGCGTGCCGAGCTGGTGCGCAAGAAGACCGAAGCCTGCCTTGTCGGCATCGTATTTGGCGATGACGAAACCCAGCAATCGATCGCTCCCGTCGTTCAGGATGCCGACGGCAATCGGATCGAGCAGTTTGAACCCGGGCTGATCGCCTATGCCCGTGGCGGCAAGGACATCAAGTTCAACCAGCCCGCCTCGACGGCTGGGGTCTATGAATGGCACCGGGTGCAGCTGCATATCATCGCCGCAGGCTGGCGCGTGCCTTACGAGCTGATGACCGGCGATCTCAGTCAGGTGAACTTTTCGTCCAGCCGCGTCGGCCTGAACGAATTCCGCCGCATGGTGGAGGCGATGCAATGGCAGATGATCATTCCGATGTTCTGCCAGCCGATCTGGAACTGGTTCTGCGAGGCGGCCTTTGCCGCGGGACTGATCCCAACCGCCGATATCCCGGTCGAATGGGCGCCGCCGAAGTTCGACAGCGTCAACCCGCTGCAGGACGCCACCACTGACCTGCTGGAAACCCGCGCCGGGTTCTCCACCATCGCCCAGCAGATCGCCAAACGCGGCTACGACCCGCGCAAGGTCATGGAGGAATGGCAGGAATATGCCCTGCTGGCTGATACCATGAACCTGATCTTTGACAGCGACCCCCGCAAAGTCAGCCGTGGCGGGCAGGTTCAAAGCCAAGACCCCGGATCGCTGGACAGCGCGCTGGGCACCCCGCCGCCAGATCCCAGCCAAAGCTGAACGGAGCCCAAAACATGCCGAACGACATCATCGATCTGCCCTTACAAGGGCGGATGGCCTCTGTGCGCGCGGGCTCGGTCGATGAAGCCGCGCGCACGGTCGAAATCATCTGGACCACCGGCGCCACAGTGCGCCGGGCCCGGCTCTGGGACGAGGCGGTCGACGAGGAGCTTTCCCTCGATCCCGGCATGATCCGCCTGGAACGGCTGAACGGCGGCGCGCCGTTCCTGAATTCGCATGATGCGGGGTCGCTGGACGCTGTGCTGGGCGTGGTGGTCGATGGCTCCGCCCGGATCGCCAACGGTCAGGGCACCGCCACGATCCGCTTTAGCGAGCGGGCCGACGTGAAGCCGATCTTTCGCGACATCGCGGGCGGCATCATCCGCAATGTCTCGGTCGGCTACCGCGTCCACCGCTATGAGATCACCAAACGCGACGGCGCACCCGAGTTATGGCGCGCCGTCGATTGGGAACCGATGGAAATCTCGGCCGTCGCCATTGGCGCTGATCCCGGCGCGCGGGTTCGCTCCGAGAACGGCACAACTCGCGCCCTCAACACCTGCACTCTCACCCGCACCACACACCCTGAAATGGAGGCTCAAATGCCCGATGACATCCAACCCGCAACCCCGGCTGTGGCACCTGCGCCGACAACCCGGGCAGTTGACCCTGCGCCTGCTGCAATCGTAACCCCGCCGCCTGCGCCAACCGCGCCTGCGCCCAACGCTGACGCGATCCGGGCCGAAGCGCAGCGCGCTGCCGCCGACATCCTTACGCTCTGCCAGCGCCACGGCCTCGACAACACCTTTACCGCCGATCTGATCGGTCGCGGGGTCACGCTCGACGCCGCCCGCGGCGCCGTGCTGGACCGGCTGGCGGAGGCCGACACTCTTGGCACCCGCACCGGCGCGACCGTTCCTGCCGCCGCCCGCGACACCGGCGCCAGTGAGATCGCCTATCGCGATGCCGTCTCGGCCGCCCTGTTGCACCGCCACTCCCCAGGCCTGCACCAATTGACCGACGCCGCGCGGGAATTCCGGGGGCTGAACCTGCTCGATATGGCCCGCCACGCCCTTGAACGCCGGGGCATCAGCACGCGGGGCATGTCGCGGATGGAACTGGCGACCGAAGCCCTGCAGAAACGCGCGGGGCCCGGCTATCATTCCACGGCTGATTTTCCCTTCATCCTCGCCAATGTCGCCAACAAGACACTGCGCGCGGCCTATGACAGCACCCCGCGCACCTTCACCGCCTGGGCTCGGCAGGCAACGATCACCGATTTCCGGCCGGTGCAGCGCACCCAGCTGGCAGGTGCGCCGGATCTGCTGCGCGTGCCCGAGAGCGGCGAGTTCACCTATGGGACGATGGGCGAGAGCCGCGAAGTCTATGCCCTGCTGACCTATGGCCGGATCATCGGCATCACCCGCCAGACCCTGATCAACGACGATCTGGATGCGTTCACGCGCATTCCTTCTGCCTTCGGGGCGTCGGCGGCGGACTTGGAGTCCGATCTTGTCTATTCGATCCTAACCTCCAACCCGCTGATGAGCGATGGCGTGGCGCTGTTCAACGCGGGCCACGGCAACCTTGGCACGACCGGGGCGATTTCTGAAACCACTCTGGCCGAAGCCTACCGCCTCTTCGGCAATCAGCGCGGGCTTGAAGCGCGGCAAATCTCGGTGCAGCCGCGCTATCTGATCACCCCTCCGGGCGCGCGGTCAGTTGAGGCGCGCAAAAACGTCACCGCGACCACCCCGAATGCCGTGGCAGGCGTCAACGCCTTCGCCGGGCGTTTGGAGCCGATCGAAGAGCCCCGCCTAATCCCCCCCTCCGGGGCCGATCCATGGTTCCTCGCCGCTGATCCAAACCGGATCGACACAGTGGAATATGCCTATCTCGACGGCAGCAACGGCGTTTACACCGAGACCCGCATGGGCTTCGAGGTCGACGGCATGGAGATCAAAGCCCGCCACGACTTCGCCTCCAAAGCCATCGACTGGCGCGGCCTCTACCGCAACGCGGGCGTCTGATCCTTCGTGTAATCCTCAACCCTCAGGAGACATCTAATGAAAAACTTTATCGGCGTGGGCAACCGCGTCACCCTCACGGCCACCGCCGTCATTGCTTCCGGCCAGCCGGTCCTGATCGGCTCGCTCTTTGGCATTGCCGAGAACGCAGCAGCAATCGGCGAGCCCTTGGTCCTCGTGCTGAACGGGATCTTCGACCTCACGAAAACTGCTTCGCAAGCCTGGACGGTCGGCCAGCTGATCTATTGGGACGCGGCCACATCCCGCGTCACTAGCACGGTGGCCACGAACAAGCTGGTGGGCGTGGCGGTGCTGGCCGTCAGCGGCGGAGCGGGCGAGACCACCGGCCGCGTGCGCCTGACAGCGGCCAGCGCCAATTGACCGCCTTCGATCTGGCCACGGACACGCTGTTTGCAGATCAGAACCTTACCGTTGACGCGCTCCTGCGCTTCGGCGGCACTAATCCGGCGCAGGCCATCCGGGTCATCCGGGCCATGCCGGACGGTTTGGCCAGCTTTGGCGACGGACGGTTCGTGGTCGATACCGTTCTATTGAACATCCGCCTCGCCGATGCCCCGGCGCTGGGATCAGGCGATACGGTGGAGATTGCGGGCACGCTGCACGAAATCAGCGGCACGCCCACGCGCGACACCAACAGGCTCGTCTGGCTGGCCGAGGCGCGGGCGCTGTGAGGCTTCTTGCCAATATTGAAGGTGATCTGCGGGCGCTAATGAGGGAGGAGTTTGAAGCGGCAGAACAGGCGGTATCGGCGGGCGTGTCCGAGGCCGCCAGCGGATTGCAGACCGCATGGCGGGGGCAGATCACCGGTGCCGCCTTGGGCCGGGGATTCGCCAATTCGATCCGCAAAAAAGTGTATCCGACAACCGGGGTATCGATCCGCGCGGCCGCGGTGGTCTATTCCAACGCTTCGAAGGTGATCGATGCCTTTGATCGTGGCGTCCTGATACGTTCGAAAAACGGCTTCTGGCTGGCAATTCCCACCGCCGCTGCCGGAAAGAAAGGTGTCGGCAACAAACGGATCACCCCCGGCGGATGGGAGCAACGCACCGGCCAGCGCCTACGCTTCGTTTATCGGCGCGGCCAACCAAGCCTGTTGGTTGCGGAAACACGGCTGAATTCGAAAGGCCGTGCTGTCGTCTCAAGATCAAAGACCGGGCGTGGTCTTGCGACGGTGCCGATATTCATCCTCGTGCCGCAGGTAAAGCTGCCCAAGCGGTTGAGCCTCGAAGGCCCAGCGCGCGAGGCAGAGGCAAGCTTGCCGGGGCTGATCATGGCGAACTGGGAAAAAGGACGCATATGACAGATAGATCATGAAAGAGCACCAATCAGTGTCCTAGTGTTCGTGCCTGTACAGTGATGAAAGCCGCAGATTGTAATTATTAGGTACGGAAGTTATGCTTATATCTCAATGCGTTTGCAGTCGTTGAAATATTGAAAGAAAATCGTCAAAATGGTACTTTTGATCGTAGCCTTATCAATTGCAGGTTTCTTTTTCCCACCCGCTTGGTTGGGTCTCGTCGGTTACGGAGTTTACATTTGGGCTTCGAGGAAAAGCCGCCGCAACGATGCCATAGAGGAGCGTGTCAAGAAAATGGTGTCGAACGGCAAAAACTATGCCGTGTACAACGACCTCTATTTTGAAGCTGCCCGCAGCTATGCAATCGAAAAAGGCGCAAAGGCAGCGGATTCAACTTCTGCTTCCGCTCATATTCTTGTCGAAGGAAAAACCTACTTCGTTGTGTTTTACAAAGCGACAGGGGGAGGTACAGCATTTAGCGTCGAAGACGCGCAGGCAGCAAGGGATCGGGTCTTCAATCGTTCCAAAATTGAACAATTTATTGCTACCGCTCCCACCCGTGGAAGTGACCTGCGTTACAATATTCAAGTCACAGCGGAAGAAGCCGATACAGGCAAAAAACAGACAATTCAGTACCCAACGTCCGTAGCCTGCGTAGCTTGTTCCGGCTCGGCTTCAGCTGACTGTCAAACCTGCCATGGCACAGGTAACGTGACGATTGAGAAAACACTCTCTGTGGACATTCCCCCGGGCGCCGAAACTGGCAGACGGCTTCGAATTTCGGGTGGAGGTGACGCCGGGATGTATGGTGGACCAGCGGGTGATCTCTATGCTTTTATTGAAGTAACAGAACGTCAGCCAATTGAGCGTGGGGATACGAATCGCTCGCCAAATACTTTTTGTGTTGGTGGTTTGACGTTCAGTGGCAATCCTTCAAAACATGAAGTTTGGGCCCAAATAGCGGTCGATGTAGCAAATCGTGTCCAAGCTTTGGCTCTGACTGAACTAGATATTTACCGATATTTGATGGAAGAGGCTGATCGAATGTCTCACTTACAGGGGCTGAACGAGGTCGCCTTGCGGGAATCAGGGATCAAGCCCATCGAGTACGAAGGGGAGATGGCAAAGGCACATAAGTATCCAGACAATAGGTCTGCACTCGACTATCTAAATGACGAGGTGTCTCCTGACCTTGCAATAGTGCTCGACGAGAATACCGCCGACAAAATTAGGTCAATGGTTTTTTCTTATATTGTCGATCGAAATGCTATCGGTGTCAGAGAGTTGAGGAAGAAGTACGCTGTACACTATGCTAACAACTGCTCAGCCAATGGAAATTACGGCTACGCAGAAAAGTGGGACAAGCTGATCGAGACCCTGTAGATGAAATCCGCGCCATAAATAACGTGAATGATCTGCTTTCCGAACGCTCACCAAATCTGGTGAAAAGTCTGACCAACCCTGAAGGATCGGACCCTAGTGTAAAGAGCCAACACCCAGCGACCACATCTGAGGTGACAAATGCCCACCACCCGTGAAACCATCCTCGCCGCGCTGCACGCGCGGCTGCAAACACTTGCGGCCACAGTCCTGCGCGATGAAGTCCTGCCCGAACGCATCCCGCCCGCCGGGCTGATCATTCTGCGCGACGGCCAGCCGGGCGAGCCGGAGGTCACGCTATCACCGCTGCGCTATCACTATGAGCACCGCGCCGATTTGGAGGTGATCGTTCAAACGGCCGGGAACCGGGCCACTGCCTTCGATGCGTTGACCGCGGAAATCGGCACTGCACTGGAAATCGACCGCACCCTCGGCGGGCTTTGCGATTGGGCCGAGGCGGAGGCCCCAGCCTCTGTCGATCTGCCGGTCGAGGGCGCTGTCACCCTGAAAGCGGCGGTGATCACCGTCGTGCTGCATTACACCACCACAGGCCCGCTGGCCTGACACCCCGACAACAAGGAGAACGATATGGCACGAGCGCAAGGCGCCCGGGCGCAAATGGCGCTTGGGTTCGAGACGGTTTACGGCACCCCACCAGCCAGTGGCTTTCGGCTGATGCCCTTCGCGCGGGCGACGCTGGGGGCAGAGCAACCGCTGCTGGAATCCGAACTTCTGGGCTATGGCCGCGATCCGCTTGCACCGATCAAGGATGCAGTGACGGCTGACGGTGAGGTGGTGATCCCCATCGATGTCGAGGCCTTCGGTTTTTGGCTGAAGGCAGCCTTTGGGCAACCGACGACCTCTGGCACCACGCCCAAGACGCACACGTTCCAGTCGGGCAACTGGACACTGCCCAGCATGTCGATCGAGACAGCCATGCCGGAAGTGCCCCGTTTCGCGATGTATTCGGGCTGTGTGCTGGATCAGCTGTCCTGGCAGATGCAGCGCTCTGGCCTGCTGACCGCAACGGCACGTCTTATCGCCCAAGGTGAAACCATCGCGGCGACAACGGCCGCTGGCACGCCCACCGCGCTCGCTCTTCAGCGCTTCGGCCATTTCAACGGCACAGTAAAGCGAAACGGAACGGCGTTGGGCAATGTGATCTCCGCCGAGATCACCTATTCCAACAACCTCGACCGCATAGAGACGATCCGTGGCGATGGACGTATCGATGGGGCGGACCCCACCATGGCAGCGCTCACTGGCCGGATCGAGGTGCGATTCTCCGACACCACGCTGGTCACGCAAGCCATCGACGGCAGCCCCTGCGAGTTGGAGTTCAACTACAGCCTCGGGGCCAACGCCAGTTTCACCTTCACCGCCCACGCCGTCTATCTGCCACGCCCCCGCATTGAAATCGCAGGCCCCCAAGGCGTGCAGGCCAGTTTCGACTGGCAAGCGGCAAAAGCAACCAGTCCTGCGCGGATGTGCACCGCCACCCTCATCAACAGCATTGCGAGTTATTAACCATGATCCGATTGAACCTGACTGCCACCCCGCAATGGTTGGACCTTGCCCCCGGCCTGCGCCTGCTCGTCTCCCCGCTCACCACCGCGCTGATGGTATCAGCCCGGGCCGATCCCGCCATTGAAGCTATGCCGGACACTGCCACAACCGAGGAACTGGCGCTGGCCATGGCGAAAGCCGTCGCCCGGAGCGCAGTGTTGGATTGGGAGGGCGTGGGCGATGACGCGGGCGAACCCGTCGCCGTAACGCCCGAAGGCATCGACGCCCTGCTGGAAATCTGGCCGGTCTTCGAGGCCTTCCAAACCCAATACGTGGCCCGCGGGTTGATCCTGGACGCGGAAAAAAACGTCTCCGCGCCCTTGCCGAGTGGTCCTTCGGCGGGGGCGATCGCTACTGCGCCGCTTGCGCAAAAACCTGCCCGGACTGCCCGGCAAGGCTGAACCGGCCGCAAACACAGGACGGCTGGCAGGTCTGGGATCTGGTTGGCCGCCTTGGCGGGCAGCTGCGGGTGATCCCTGGCGCCGTGCTCGGCTGGGATATGGGCGCAGCCTTGGCCCTCGCGAACGCGCTGGGCATCGACAGCCTCATCGCCGCAGAACTGCTGCCCGAAATCGAGGCGGTGATGGTGCGCAAAGTGAACGAACAAATCGGAGAGAACCATGGCTGAGAAGAAGGTCAGCGTCCGCCTGTCAGCGGTCGGCGGACGACAGGTGCGCGCCGAGCTGGAAGGCGTGGGCGAAGCCGGGGCTCGTGGCTTTGGACGGCTGTCCTCCGAGATGGAGATGGCGAACGCACGGCTTGTGGGATTTGGGCGCCGGGCAGGATTGGCGCTGGCCGCTATGACCGCAGCGGCCGCAGCCGCTGGCGTCGTCATGATCCGGACCGGGCTCGATACGATTGATGCGCAGGCAAAACTGGCCCAATCGCTCGACACGACCGTGGCCAGCATTCAGGTGCTGGAACGCGCAGGCGGGTTGGCCGGGGTTGCTATGACAGGCATTGAGCAGGCGACCAAGGATCTCACGCGCCGCCTGTCGCAGGCCGCTGCGGGTACCGGACCGGCGGTCGCAGCGCTGGACCGCTTGGGTCTCTCGGCCACAGACCTGCTGGACTTGCCGCTGGACGAGCGGATTGGCCAGATCAACCAGGCGATAGAGGATTTCGTGCCAACGGCGGAGCGCGCGGCGGTGGCGGGGCAGCTTTTTGGCGAGGAAGGCAGCATCGCCATGTCGCGGATCGACGGCGCGACCCTGCGGCAGGCCACGCAAGATCTGCGGGATTTCGGG